GATGAAGAATTTCGTGAACTTTGCGACGGATTTCTTCGTCGTCATATCGGAGACATTGCTGACGGTGGTGCCGACCTAGTATGGGTTGTCCAAGGATTGTTCATAACTCTTGGGATTGACTTTGATAAGGTGTGGAAAGAAGTGCGTGCTTCTAACATGAGCAAGGTTTCTGATAATGGTAAGATTAAAAAGCGTGAGGACGGTAAGATTCTGAAACCAGAATCATACTTTAAACCAGACATCGAAAAAGTTTTGAAGGAACAGGGACTTAAATGAAAAAAGAAACGTATCTGGGTATAGAAATAGATTATTCACGCGACTCTCTATTTGATAAACTTGGTATCCAGCGACTAGAAGAATCATACATGCGAGAGGACGAAACTTCTCCGCAGCATAGATTCGCATATGTTTCTACTACTTTCGCATCAAATCCTGAGCATGCTCAGCGTCTATATGAATACTCGTCTAAACATTGGTTGTCCTATGCGACACCCATTCTTTCTTTTGGTCGTTCGAAGCGTGGAATGCCAATCAGTTGTTTTTTAAATTTCATTGATGATACAGCAGAAGGTCTAGTTGAAAATCTCAGCGAAACCAGTTGGTTGTCGATGCTTGGGGGTGGAGTTGGAATTGGTTTTGGAATTCGTGCTGCTGACGATAAGTCTACTGGCGTTATGCCACATCTTAAAACTTATGACGCAAGTTCCATGGCGTATCGTCAGGGTCGCACTCGTCGTGGCAGTTATGCCGCTTATCTTGACATTAGTCATCCTGACGTGGGGCAATTTCTTGAGATGCGTAAACCCACTGGAGATCCCAACATCCGATGCCTCAATCTACATCACGGAATCAACATTACCGATGACTTTATGGAAATCATCCAACGATGCATGGCAGACCATGAAGCAGATGACAGTTGGGATCTAACCGACCCTAAGTCTGGTGAAATCCGCGACACAGTTTCCGCGAAGGAACTCTGGCAGAAGATTCTAGAACTGCGTATGATGACTGGTGAACCATATCTCCATTTTATTGATACATCTAATCGTATGATGCCACAGTTCCAGAAAGATCTCGGTCTAAAGATTCACCAGTCGAATCTCTGCTCGGAAATCATTCTACCAACTGATAAGAAGCGTACTGCTGTTTGTTGCTTGTCATCAGTCAATCTAGAATACTATGATGCATGGTCTAAGGATCCGCTGTTCCTGAAAGACATGGCAGAGATGCTTGACAATGTTCTTCAGTATTTTATTGACAATGCTCCGAGCACAGTAAAACGTGCTAAGTATGCAGCAATGCGTGAACGGTCAATTGGTATTGGTGCGCTGGGTTTCCATGCTTATCTTCAACGCAAGGGTCTTGCTTGGGAATCAGCAGTTGCCAAGGGTACTAACATGCGTATCTTCAAGCATATCAAGAAGAAGTTGGATGAAGCAAATCTAGAACTCGGTGCTCAACGTGGTGAAGCACCAGATGCAACTGGCACTGGTCGTCGTTTCTCCCATACACAGGCAATCGCACCTAATGCATCTTCATCGATTATCATGGGTAACACCAGTCCATCGATTGAACCATGGCGAGCAAATGCATATCGTCAAGATACATTATCGGGTTCATTTCTCAATAAGAATAAATACCTTGACGCGATTATTCTAGAAGAAGCAGCACTTGGCAGACCTGCTGGGTGGTATGATGAGGTTTGGTCCTCGATTATCGCCAACGATGGTTCGGTGCAGCATCTTACTTGGATGGATTCAATCACCAAGGAAGTCTATAAGACCTCCATGGAAATTGATCAGCGTTGGGTTATTGAGCATGCGGCAGACAGGCAGAAGTTTATTGATCAGGCACAGTCCCTCAATTTATTCTTCCGCCCTGATGCAAATATCAAGTATCTTCATGCTGTCCACTTCCTCGCATGGAAGCAGGGGTTGAAGACTTTATATTATTGTCGTTCAGAAAAAATAGGAAAAGCAGACAAGGTTTCTAAGCGCATTGAGCGTGAAGCAATTAAAGAAATTGACTTCAAGGCAATGATCGACGGTGATAACTGCGTGGCATGCGAAGGATAAGAAATGACAAGTTATTTTGCACAAATAGTATCAAAACCTGATTGCCCCTACTGCGATCTTGCAAAAGAGTTTATGGTAGGAATGGATATTCAGTATACCGAGATGGTAGTTGGCAAAGACTGCCTCTGGGAAGATATTACCGCACAGTTGCCTGACGTGAAGACTGTTCCTCAGATCTGGGTGAATGGTGACCATGTTGGTGGATACGACGATCTAGTAAAATGGGCAGAAACCGTATGACTTTAATGACAGAACGAGCATATTTTAAACCATTCAACTACCCATGGGCATATGACGCATGGTTGAAACATGAGCAGTCACATTGGTTGCACACTGAAGTCCCGATGTCGGAAGATGTCAATGACTGGAAGAAGCGACTAAATGATGGTGAAAAACATTTCCTTACTAACATTTTCCGTTTCTTCACACAGGGTGACATCGATGTTGCTGGTGGTTATGTGAAGAACTATCTGCCATATTTCCCACAACCTGAGGTTCGTATGATGTTGATGGGGTTTGCGGCAAGGGAGGCACTTCATGTTGCAGCGTATTCTCACCTTATTGAAACACTGGGTATGCCAGAAACGACATACCAAGAATTCCTCGAATATGACTCAATGCGAGCAAAGCACGACTACTTTACGGATCTGTCGAATGCAAATGGAACTCCTGAATCGGTCGCGACCAATATCGCTGCATTTAGTGCATTCACTGAGGGTATGCAACTGTTCTCATCCTTCATCATGCTCCTCAACTTCCCTCGTCACGGAAAGATGAAGGGGATGGGACAGATCGTTACTTGGTCGATTGTTGATGAAACTCAACATGCTGAAGGTATGATCAAACTGTTCCGTTCTTATGTTGAAGAAAACCGTGAATTGTGGAACGACGATCTAAAGTCTAAGATCTATACTATTGCCGAGAAAATGGTAGATCTCGAAGACAAGTTTATCGAACTGTCATTCTCGATGGGAGAGATGGAAAATCTGACACAGGATGATGTGAAAAAGTATATCCGCTATATCTGTGACCGTCGACTAATTAGTCTCGGAATGAAGGGTATCTTTAAAGTAAAGAAGAATCCCCTACCATGGGTCGAGGAAATGATCAATGCTCCAACACATACCAATTTCTTTGAAAATCGTGCTACCGACTATGCCAAGGGCGCATTATCAGGTAAATGGGACGATGTCTGGGGAGTTGCTGCATAATAAATAGTGCATCATCAGGAGAAGAAAAATGAAAAAAGTAACATTTACATTTACCAGACAAACTGCTGAAACACCTTGGTATTGGCAAATAGCACCTTCTAATACGCTGGATGCAGTGCAAGATTTTGTTGAAGTAAATAATAGCGGTGTGGAAACACATGCATATGTCATTGAAAATGACTGTATTGTGACTTTCACATTCAACAACGAACAGTTGATTGAAGAATTTCTAACAGTGATTGATGCTGAAATTAAGACGGATTACTTACAATATTGTGAAGATAATAACATCACCTTTACTGTGGTAACGGAAGATATCTAATGGAAGAGATGGAATGTTTCTCATGTGATGCAGTCTTCACAGTCGATCATGACTTAGACGATGATTATTACAAAGTAAAACATTGTCCTTTCTGTGGAACAAAAGTCACTGAAGAAGAAGAAGATTTGTCATGGGACGATGCTGACTGGGACGAATAAATAATCTACTTACGGAGTAGATTATGATTGTTAAGAAAAAACGTAAGCCGTTGCCGAAGAAGGTGCACAGAGTATATTGCACGTACTTCGACGACGGTAAATTTTATATTGGGTATTCATGTAAGACAGAGAAACTGTTCGAATCATATTTCGGTAGTTCCTCATATGTGACTAACTATGAAGGCGAAATGCGCAAGGAAGTTGTCGCTGAATATGACAGCAAATCGCATGCCAAAGCAGTCGAGCATATCCTGCAATGGGAGCATAGACTCGACGCCAGATGCATCAATCAAATGTGGAATGTGCGGTTGAGACTTGATCATTTGAAAGAATTGAAATTACCTGACTGGAGACCTGGATGTTTTTCGCAGCACTCTTAATGATAGTGGCACTTGCGATTACTAGTGTCGCTGGTTATTTTTCAATATTAGGATTGATGGCAATTTTCCCTGCCTCGCCAATCGCTGTTGCAGCGATGGGAGTTGTGCTCGAAATCGCTAAACTTGTCACTGCCAGTTGGGTTTATCGTAACTGGAAAACTGCCAACAAACTGTTGAAGACCTACTTCACTATCGCAGTTTGTGTCCTATCATTCATTACTAGTATGGGTGTGTTTGGTTATCTCAGTCGAGCACACATTGAGCATAGTACTGTCGGTGGAACGGCAGAATTAAAAATAAATCAACTCGAGAGCAAGAAAACATCTGCTGAAAGGAGACTCAAAAATGCACAAACATCTTTGGATACTTTGGACAGACTCACTACTGCAGAGGATGTGCTCGATGCTAATTTTATTCGAAACCGACAGAAACGAGAACGTGCGTCCCTCAATAATGAAATTGAGAGTGCGACTGCAGACATTGAGACTATTGAGACTGATCTCATACCGCTCAAAACAGAAAACCTCAAACTCGAAGCAGAAGTAGGTCCGATAAAATACATCGCGGAACTATTTTATGGTAGCGGCGATACTGCGACTGTTGACAAAGCAGTGCGTATGATGATTGTACTGCTAATCTTCGTGTTTGACCCTCTGGCAATTTTATTAATTATTGCTGCTAACATAACACTTTTAAGCTTGACAAAGAGGGAAGAATCAGGTATAGTAGACTATGTCGTCGTTGATGCGGATAAACCTAAAAAAGTTGTTCGACCTGTTAAGAAAACCAAGAAGAAACCTGTTGTTGAAACGCCAGACTTCTTTGCTTTCGAGAAACATGAGAATAAACCTTTGTCAACGCATGATATACCAGCGCCAGATCCTCCTAAGAAATCGTGGAGGGATGGCAAGATTATTATAGATGAAAACAATATAAGGAAAATGTGATGGATATTATGAATCAAGAATGGCGTGATGGTCTGAAGGCGACACTTGCTAATGGTGAGGGGACTGTCTCGTTCACTAAACTAAACGGACAAGAACGTGTTATGCGTTGCACTCTACAGGAAGGTGTTATTCCTCCATACAGCGAAAAGGGAACAAAGACAAAACCACCTAGTGGCGAAACTCTCGCCGTTTGGGATCTGGATAAGAATGAGTGGCGAGCATTTCGTTACGACCGTATCACCTCTGTTAAATTTTAGGGCTTGACTTTTCCAGAAAAATATAGTATATTGGATATATTATGAAGAAAGGCGAATCTATGTATAAGTTGAAAGTTCCTGTTGCCGACTCAAAGGTTATGGGCGTAGAACCAATCTGGGTTAACGATTATGAACCCGTAAACTACCAGTCAGAATATGGTCATGCATTGAGTTGGTATAATTTAATTGCTGACCAGAAAGATTGTCGCGAGTTTCTCGTTGACTGGTTCAAGGGTGATGCTGACAAACTCAAAGCGTTGAGTCAGATCTCTGACAGACTGCTCCCAAGAACTTATGCTAACAGTGCTCGCATCGCTATGCGTGGATTCCCTCTCACTGATGAACACAAGGCACGCATCTGGGAAAAGGTTGAAGAACGAGTGAGCAAGAAAACTGCTCTGATTGATGATGATGTTTCTACACCAGAACCTGTTGCGAAGGTTGCTAAGAAACCGTTGCTCGTAACTAATTTCATTGTATCTGATGTTGATGATGAGATTGAGAACCTTATCAATGGTGAAGATACTCGCAACGTCTCGCAGATTTTAATCCCATATCGTTTGACAGATAAGAACTATCTTGAGTGCGTAGAAAAGATTCAACCTATCCTTGCTGAATTTGCTGAACTTGTAGAAGTTCGACGACTGCCCAAGAGTCAACTGACTGACGTGCAAGAACAATTGCTAGAGAGTTATGCGCATCTGACAAGCATGAAGTCTGTCAAAGATATTGTCAAAATGCTCGAAACATACATCAGCGATCTTAAGAAGTCATATGTCAGCAAGCAGGTTGCTAAGGTTCGTAAGAAGAAACCAAAGGATAAGTCCAAGTTGGTTCAGAACCTAAAGTTCCTCAAGGATGATACTACACTTGGTATTACCAGCGTCGAACCTATCAATCTACTAAACTGTAGTGAAGTGTGGGCGTATGATACTAAGACGCGAAAGATCTCTAAATACTTTAACCCAGTTAGCGGAAGTATTACTGTCAAGGGTGCAAGTCTTGTAGGATTTGATGAGAACTTTTCTAACTCACGACTGCTTCGTAAACCAGAGATTCAAGTAAAAGAATTTTCTGAGTTAAAGAAAAATGACTTGACAAAATGGTACTCAGCCGTTAAAAGTAAGAGTGGACCTGTGCGTGCACGATTGACTCCGACTACATTAATATTGAAAGTGTTTTGATGACCGATAAAAGTGATAATATTACTTACCTGAAGACGAATAAGGTTAAAGAGATTGACATGGAATCTCTGAGTTATTTCCTTGAAGGTGCTACAGAATATGCAGCATATCAAGATGCAGAGGCATTCGCACAGGCCTGTCTGCGTGGTATTCTTATGGCAACGGAAAAAAAGATTGGACTGAAGGATGAGAACTTTCATTCCGATGCCGCTGTTATCGCTGTTATGATTACTGGTTTATACATGCGGCAGGCAGGAGTTGAATGTCCTGAGATTAACATGTTAAATGATGTTCGCGAAGCATTAACTATAACGAAAGAAGATACATAATGATTGTTGTTGATTTTAACCAGACTGCCATCAGCAGTATGATGGCAGAACTAGGTGGTCGCCGTGATGTAGAGGTAAATCTGCCTCTCATTCGGCACATGATCATTAATGCCATTCGTTCTTA